CGTCCACCATTGCCTGTGCGGTTTCCGTTGCAAGTGCATCGTCATACCCCAAAGCAAGGAATTGAGATTTGTGGTTCGCAAGGGCTTCACGGGCTTTAAGTGCAGCGAGTTCGTCTTGAAGTTTCTTGGTTTCTTCTGCTCTCGCTTCCTTTTCTGCTTCTTCGGCGGTAAGTTTTTCCTGATACTTTCTTCTGTAATCAGCCGCTTCTGCCGTAGCCTTGTCGGTTGCCTTTTTACTCTTTTCGAGTTCTTTTCTTAATGCTTCATCTCCGGGCAAATTGACGGATTTAAGTGCCGTTTCGACCTCTTCCAAAGACATTCCATCCTTGTAAGCATCACCGAGTAATTCTTTGAGTGTCATAAAATACCTCCTGCGATTTGAGTCTTCTCTGACTATGTTTTTCTGTTTTTAAGTCTTGTCTGACTTTGCGATTTCGGTTTTCTCTAACCAAATTTCAGCCTTTCGGCATAATTCCAAATCAAAAAGGGCTACCAAATAGACAATTTTGCCTATTCGATAGCCCCTGTTGGCTGTGTCCCACTAACCAATTATAGCGGTCTTATTCTTAACTTGTCGTTTAATTTCAACGACCACTATGTTATCTTTTTCTTTTTTGACTTCTGCCACATTGCCACGTTTGATTATGGCTTCAATGGCAAGAACCCAATCTTTATTCGGTGGGTTCTGTGGGTTCGTTTTTCTTGCCGTTTCCATTCCCGTCATTACCCGTACCTCCACCTTTTTGAGCAGCGAGTTGTTTGGCTTGCTGTTCCTGCATTTTCTTTTCCTGTTCTTCGGCGTATTCCTTACTGATTTTGTAAGCAAGTTCAGCATCGGCAAACATACCGCAGTGTTGGAAAGCCAATTTCGGGTGGATCTTACCACTGCCGAGCATTTGAGTAAGAACCGTTGATTTATTCGAGATATTCTCGTAGTTCCTACGGGTAAATCTCAAATCAATGTCCATAACTTTCAAGTCTAACTTCGCAAAGGTTTGACAAATCTTCAAAGCCAAACGCAAGGTAGCCTTTTCAGAACGCTTGAACATCTGCTCGGTATCTTTTGCTTTTGCTTCCGCAACTTCCCAACCATCACGCATAATTACGGCAGAGCCTGTATCGCTCGTAGAACTACCGCCGTTTCTATTCGGCATACCGCAAATAGTAAGGATAGTTTGGTACATATCAGACAAAATCGTTTGAGTGTTCGTCTGATTGAGTTCAGGGGTAAGGTAGTCCACATCAGCAGGGTTTTCAGAAGTGCTTTTGAACTTAATACCGCCTAACTCTTTAAGTTTTTCAAATTCTTCTTCCGTGATGTCCACGTTTACAAACTTAATCAGGGACTGAATGAACTGTTCAAGACCATTCATTCTATCTGAAACTGCAAGGTTGTAAGCATCGAGCAGGGGAAGAACTACTTCAAACGCTCCAAGACGAGCGTTATTAGCAGGATATTCTACAATAGGAATAGCACCTAAAATGTGGGCTTCTTGTTTGACGATTTCAAAATCAACGATTTCAAAGTATTCCTTTTCAGTGTAAACGCTGAATACGACTTTTCCATCGTTTCTTTCTACATACTTAACCCCCATAACGGGTTTGTTCCCAAGCCCGTTATAGTAAACCACGAAAGTTTGACGGGGATCAAGCGTAAAAATATAAAAAGGAGAATCGTCAACGACTTGTTTAGGTAAGACCATCCTATAAGCCGTTCCGCAAATGGTAAACCAATCTGCAAGTTCTTTATCTTTTGCCGCTTTATCTTCCGCATACATAAACTCGTTAAGTTGCGTGATTTTATCGGTAAGGTCGTTCTTTTCAGAATCCCTGCTTACATACTGTATGGGTTCGCCGAGAAGATACCCGACCTTAAAAGAAGTGATTTCGTTCGCTCTGTTGACAACGATTTTGTTGTTAATTTCAGGGCGAACTTCTTTTACTCTCTGTAAGATAGGCTGATTGCCATTGTTATATTCATAAAGAAAGTCGATAGCATCCCTGTTGAAAGCGTGTGTAATTACAGCGATTTTCAAAACGTCAACGACATTTTCGGCAGTAATAGTATCAACATCCGTGTAAATAACTTTACGCCCGGTCATATTCGCTCTCGATTTAACAGACATAATATACCCCTCCTTATAGAATACTTTCTACCAAGTATTATAATCATTTTGAAAGCCGTTGTCAATGGTTTTTCGGTAAAAAATTAAAAAATAAACCATTAGAGAGTAAAAATTTACAATTTTAGAACCGTCTTTGGAAGATTTCGGGCTTAAAACCGACTGTTTCTTCACGCATCTCGATAAGCATAGCCAACGAGTCAGGGGCATCATCGTTCTTGTTTTTACCCGTGATTTTGAACGCAAACAGGTTGTGCATAAACATATTATATTCTTTCGAGCGTTTTCCTGCTTCCAAGTAATACAGTTCTCGTATTTCAGGTGCTTTATCGAAAATACGCTGTTCCTTTCGCTTGTTGGTAGGTGCTTTTTTGGAAGTTATATTCAGTCGATACCCTAATTTTTTGAGTTCGTTTTCTATCCATTCCTTGTAATCTTCGCCACCATTATTCGCTTCAAATCTCGCTGCTTGTATTTTGTATTTTAGAATTTTTTCTATTACTCGTGGACGGGTAATTTTCTTATCAGAAGCATCGAATATTACATCGGGAATATAGCCGACATTACCATACTGAAAACAAATCGGGGCAGAAACGAAGTCCCCACCGCCGAACGCAGGATCGACAGCCATAAATATTCTGTCGGGTTCAGTATCGGGAAGTACGCCGTTAAAGAAAAGCATATCGCCGGGAGAAAACAAAGTACCCTCACGCTCGATAGGTTCGCCCATATATTGAGCATTCCAAGAAGCCATATCGTCATTACGTTCAAACGATGCACGGCGTTGACGATAATACTCCGTAGAGAAACCTACGCCGTAGTCATACTCGAAGTTGGATTCGTCCGTGATAGGATCGAGAGCAGGAATGTTGATAATCTTATATCGACAGTTCGCAAACGCAGGATCGTTTTCAAGCAAGTCCATACGCAACCCGGCAGGATCGATTATAGACCAACGAGTACCAACCCACAATTTCTTTGCCTGTTCTTTCGCACGGGGGATAAGGTTGTTATCTACTTTCGACCACGCCGAAACAAGTCTGTCTTTGTTGAGTGCTTCTTCGATACCACCGATAAGGTCATCGCTGACAAGGAAGCCGTTACAGTCGCAAGCACCATTCAGCGTACCATACAAAGAACGACAGGTCAGCGAGGGGTATCTCTTTTTACGGTCAATGTTTACGATTTCGTCTTTTGCGTTGGTGTTCGCAATCTTACTATTCGGGAATATTTCGTGCCAAGTGTATGTATGGCTATCGTTAATTACCTCAAGCACACCGGAATACATAGCCGAAGTGATAACATCAGAGTATGCGGAATAAAGGTTCGACCTTTCAGAGTCCCTACCCATTATCCAAGTAAGTGCGAACATTATAAGCGTAGTCTTACCAACACGGGGAGGCATTGAGATAAAGAGTTCGTCCAACTCATCGTCCACGAGTTCCTGAATGGCATCGACTACTATTTTGAGTTTTTTCCTACGGGGTTTGTAGAAGCGTTCGTTCGGTTTACGGTTGATTTCGAGATATAGCATATAACTGTCGAACAGGTGAGGGGCTTCAAAGAGAAGCGTTCGCCTTACAAGGTCGATAAGTTTAGGTATAATATCCCCGTCAAGTTTCCTTATATTCTGTTCACAGATTTCACGAAGCCTTGTGCTATATTGCAGGGCTTCTTTTTTATTTGTTTCAATATCATTGCGGCATATCGAGAACAAATCTTCGTATGCGGTAAAGTCATTCGGCTTCTTTTTTATTTGAGCGAGAATGGCGTTGTTAAGTATAATATCCATTTTATTTCTCCTGAAAAAAATAAAGGACTACAAGCGTTATGCTTATAGCCCTTTTTGGCTGTTCCCTGCGACTACTTCCGCAGGTCTTAATCGTCTATTGTTTCAAAAAATTCAACTTCGTCAGTATCGTTTTTGACTTTAATGTATTTTATCAGTTCATTGAATTCGTCTGAACCGTTCTTGCATTCGACTACTTCTCGTTTGCCACTTTCGTAAACCACAAGGAACGAATACAATGTGAAATTGTAGGTGGCAAGCACACGGGTTTCTTCGCCTGTACGAGTGCTAATAATGGAAACCGATTTAATTTTATCTTTTGGTTTCGCTTCATCTTCCGTACACTTTTTATCCATATATTTACCGAAAAAGAAAACACCGACAAAAACGCCTATAAAAAGTACGATGATGAGGATAACTGTACCCGGATTCATTATGCAACCTCCTTTAATTTCAAACCATAAAAACAATCGTTGTTTAGAATTGCTTTATGTTTGAAAAGTTTAACAAACTCTTTGTATGGTAAACCACGATGCTTATTTTTGTGGCAATAATTTTCAAAAGCATCCCACAAAGACATAGTGGAAATGGTAGAAGTCAATTCGACCTCAAGGCAATCTTGATAAAAAGAGTTGATTGTTTGTTCTGCACCGATATACATATTATTTTCTCCTGTTAATCTTTCTACTGTTCGTTCTATTATAGGTTCAAGACTATAATTCCAATAATCTTTATCCCCAACATAATAGATTTTTTGTGTTTTGCGTGAACGTGCTACCACTTCATAGTCAAGAGCATTGAAAATCTTCACTATCGTACCAACTTTAAGATGCGGTTGTTTGAAGAACTTCATTACGGCAACATAGGAAACATTCAATCGCTTCGCTAATTCCGTTTTGCTCGTAGATGTATTTTTTAATATCTCATTAACTACGCAGATGCTTTCTTCTGCTGAATTGAATAAATGAAATTCGTTATCTTTAACTGCCAATAAGTCGTAATCAAGATGATGCAACATCTTATGAGCAGTAATAAACAATAAATCTTTCTGTTTGAAAACGGCGTTTAGATTTTGCCGTGATATGCCACATAGCGTAGCAAATTCCTGAAATTCGTTATAGCGTGATTGAATAATGATTTTTAAGATTGCTGTTATTTGTAGTTTCATACTGCAATCTCCTTACAAAGTCTATACCATTTAGCATTAGTGATACCTAAACGCTTACACGCTTCTACTACGGTCAGTTCGCCGTCAACTGTCTTTTTGTAAAATTCGGGAAAATCGGGGACTTCGATTTTTGGTCTACCGTATTTGTCCCATTCGCCACGCTGTTTCATTGCTTGAATGCCCTCACGCTGACGAGAACGAATTTTTATACGTTCCTGCTCGGCGATAGCACCCATTACTTCAATTAAAACATTGTTTACCATTTCGGCAACCCATTCCTGTCCTTGTAAATCAAGCAAGGTGGTGGGGATGTCTAATATACGGATTATAATGCCGTTTGTTTTGAACCACTGTAATTCGGTTTTGATTTCTTCCTTGTTTCTACCCAAGCGGTCAAGTTCTTTTATGATAACTTCATCGCCCGAACGGACTTCGCTTTTTAAGGCTTGGTACTCTTTTCGGTTGAAGTTCTTTCCACTTTGCTTGTCGCAAAAGACCTTATCGGCTTTTTTGTATGCGGTCAATGCTTCAAGTTGACGGTCAAGACACTGATCCTTGCTCGATACTCTGCAATAATGGTAAATCATTTTGATTCTCCATTATCTACCACATAGGCATTTTCAATTCTTCCCGATTTCCCGTGAGGCATTATAACCAATTCGCAATCAAGATAACGAAGCATATCTACCAATTTGTTTACAGTTAAGTTATTTGTTTTGGGGGAATTAAGTCTATCCCAAGCGGCTGCTTGGCTGATTCCTAATGCGTTGGCTAAATCTGCGTTGGTCTTACCTTTGTCAGCCATTAAGGTTTTTACAATATCTCGTGCATTCATTTTGTTTGTTTCTCCTTTCGATTTGAGAACATTATAGCACACAAGTTTTAACTTGTCAAGAAAAATCTTGATGTTTTAATAAAGTTTTTGAAAAAAGTTTGAAAAGTGATAAAAAGTGAATAAAGTGAATGATTTTAGCGATTTTCGTATAATTCCTTATAGGGTAGTAGGTTAGGTATATATTTACTATATACTTATCTATTTACCCTATGGCTACTTTATGGGAAACAATTAAAATAATTCACTTTTATCACTTAAAGCGTTTTGAAAAGATACGAGAAGTATAAGGAAAACGCCTTTTTTATTTGTTCGGGTGCAGAAACGCTTCCCCCGCCCGTTCGTTCCTATTCAATATCCCCCACGCCCGGCAGGGCTTGCAACCGTTGCAAGCCCTGCCGGGCGTGG